CCATTTTTTATAAATTTGAACATCTCTCTTTGTTTTATATTTAGCAATCTCTTCAAGTGGACGGTCTAAGCCGTGCCAATAAACACCATCAAATTGAACATACGTATCGATTTCTGGAATGTAAAAAATCGATTGCCCACCGTGGATGAGATGTGATGCAGATTTGACGATTGATGTGCTTACGTCAAATTCCGCGATGATCGTCATACATCATTATAGTTCACCGTGTTACACAAGTAAAATCATCAAAAAACAATATAGTTTCCAACCAATGGATATTAAACTGGTCACGTGAGTGAACCTGGGTACACTAAATCAGTGATAAAGCCTTCAATTCAACCTCTGTCATGACAACAAACTTAATGCCTTGTTCAATGCACCAAAGCTCTGCCGCTTTGAATTTTTTTTGAACTTTTGCTTGAGTAACCCTGCGAGCGGGTTTGATCTCCACGAGGTGTTTAGTTCCATCAACGAATTGAATTAAAAAATCTGGAAAGTAATTGCGAATTTTCTTTGTTTTTGTATTGCTTACGTATGGTATTTTTACCTTTTCATATTCGAATGACGTAACATCTAATGATGTATCAAGATATTGCATGTAAGAAAGTTCCCACCCACTACGATATTTGCATTCGCCGCCCTTTGACGAAATGTGCAATCCAGTGTGATATCTACTTTTTCTCTTTTTGCGTTTTTTTACCATGAGGTTTAGCATCACCTAAAAATCATGACGTACCTTAATCATGATACGATCGCCGGGACGTTTTATGACAGGTTGTGCTAATTGCGTTTTCATAATTACGTTCATATTGTCATCGTGAAAATTAATGCCCGAAATATACACAAACTCTTTTTCAGGATCATTTGGATATTGTGTAGGTGGAACAACCATGAAATTGGGATTTGAAGAAGAGTTTAATTGATTTGCTGGCGCCAGAACATCAATCGACATAACGTGAACATTCTGTTCGCCTTTGAACGTTATTTCAAATCCCTCTTTTCCAAAAAAATACAAATGAGGACTCTTAATTGCAATGATTCCTTCATCATAAAATACAGTTCCAACTGAGTTCCACGTAGAAGCGCTTGAATAACAATCTGCCCTATACAACGTTCCCCTTCCATTGTCTTTAAGCGTAATTGAGATGGCACCGCCAGAGCCACTAAAATCTGAATCGGTCAATTCTAACGAACCCGGCAAAATTCGCTTGCCATAATACAGATTGCTAATGTCAAAAAACGTAACCTGGTTTGAAGAAGGGTCGAGCGTTCGTTGATATATCGTAAGTGGTGCAAATGATTGAATTCCGGGATCGTAACTACCACAGGCAACCAATAACGCAACATTTGAAACGTGTTGTTGAAATGCACTACCAGCTGCGAGACCAGGCTGCTCTGGTGTGAAACCTATTTGTTCATTGACGAACGACTGATCGCCATTAAAATCTGAACCAAATAGAATTGATGCAGTCATAATCATCTCGTCTAAATGAATGAACGATAATTCTTCTATCCCTAAATCGTCACGAGCGGAGGCCTTTGCGCTTTCTGAAGACAGCAATTCATAACTTGGAACGAATAAACCGTCGTCGCAAGGCATAATAAATGTATTTCTACGACGAACGAATGGTTGATCATATAAAAACTCATTTGCTGAGCGTGCGGTAGTTGTGTTAGTCAGCGCGGTGCCGGTCATGTGATGAAGTCGTGGAAATACGTTTGATGCGAAATCCCTAACAAAGTTTTCAGTATTAATGTAATGACCGCCGACGCCAAAAGATAAAGCAACGTTAAACGGATCGTTTGTTGAACCATCAACTTCAAAAAATGGTGTTTGAAGAATTCCACCATGCAAACCAACAAATTGTCTAAATGGCGATTCTTCAACAAAGAAAGGGGGAAGATAAAATGCGGTCCAGCCATCATTAATTGATTTTGGACCCATAGATGCAGATGTTGAAATATCAAGATCTGACATGTAGTAACGTTTAATTGATAAATCGTGAAGGTCGGCATTTAGTGGATGATTAAACGCGTACGTTGTTGGTTCATCAATTCCACCAACGTCATCAATCATCTGTGTTAGGCCATCACGCGTAGCAGGATCATTAGCGAAAAAATATGCCAATGAATGGATACCTTCGTTTTTACCTTCATAATAATTTCCAATAACGAGAGCGTCTGGATTTGATTTTGCGGCTGAGTCGAACAATCTTGGAGTAATTGTGCCTGAAGGAACAACAAACGTCCCTCTATCAACACCGTCGATATTAAATGAACCAGTTCCCTTGTTGACTAAATTTGTTCCCCACCTTACAACGACATGGTGCCAATTGTTATATTTCAACGCATTGTCGCTAGATAAGAAAACTAAGTCGTTTGGATACGCTCCATTTGTTGCGATGCTTGGCTTGATGTCAGCACTATGACTTAATTGTAATTTAAGTCTAAATCCTAGAGGTTTTCCATTTTCATCTTTTGCTGAACCACTGACAAGCGAAAGAGCGTAAGTAGACGATAAATGATATATTGTCCCAGCTTTAAATGAACCATCTATTTGATCAGGAAGATATCGTGGATTAACATAAAAATCGAAACTGATGGCGCCGCTGGGCGTATACGTGCCTGACACAAATCCTTCATGTATTTGTCCTCCTTCAACGTTTGGAAATAATAAACATGAAGACGTTGGAACCAGTGACGATGTATAAAAACTAAGACAATTATAATTCGTATATGCCCAATGCGCTGAAGGATATGACGTCTTGTAATATGACGATAATTGATCTTTGACCACCAATTTTCTTAATGTATTTGACGTGAAATTAAATGAAGGTGTGAAACGAATGATTTCAAGCGCTTTTTGTTTTCTAACGGATGTATTTTTTTCATTCACCTTCTCAAGATAATCCTGCATCATTCCTGCAAATGACGTCTTCATTTTAGTAATATATGGTGCGTCTACCTCTGGGGAAACACGAGAATATAAACCAACCGATTGAAGGGATTTCAATGTTGAAGACAAATCAACGTCATCATGGGTCGCCTCGATAAACGATGAAAGAGGTGCGACTTCTTTTTCAATTGAAGAACGTCTTGCAAAAACATAAACAGATCCCGTGGATCCGTGTAAAGAACTAGACGTATAATGTCTAGTTGGATTCGTAACAACTGTAAAAGAAGATATGTCTTCTGGGCTTACTTTGTAAATTGACATATATCGTTGCTTCTAACTATACAACTTCAGAAAGAGACTGGCAATAAACTTATGACTGATAAATTTGTAATTAGATAGACGTTTACGAAAGTCATGAAATTCTCAAATTACAACACGTGAAGCAATTTCAACGTAGTTTCATTATCACGTAATGCAGCCAACAAACGTGGTGACGTAATCGTCACCACTGTTTCACTCAAATCAACGCCCTGTATCACTGGAATTGAATTGATTCCTGCGTCGTCAAGCATGGCATGTAATAATTCGTGAAGAACACATTCTGAAATTAAATCTGGATGTACGTCTGACCTAATAAAAATTTGTTGTAAATAATAATCAGTTACACCAACTTTATTTAAAATCAATTCTTTATTAACACCTAACGATTCAAGCAAACTATCCATTTTTTTAGAATCAATAAAATTTAATTGATATGATTTAGCACCAATTTTTAATGTATAAGCTTTATTCATCTTATTAAACACAATATTTCCACGAAAATCCTCTAGCAAATTTTCTATTTCCCAAACAACATGCACTTATGTTTGTTGCATGAATACCCGTTACTTGTGAAGCAATTTTAATTGATTGAAACTCTTTAATTATAATTCCATTTTTATCAATTTGAACAACTTTTCGACTTTTTGCTTCACTTAATTTTTTACGTTTTTCTAAACTACAATTTTCAAGTTTATTTGCATTACCAATTTTTTGTTTATGCTCTTCTGTGAATTTTTTTCCTGTATGTGATTCAGACATACGAGACTTCGTAACGCTAGATAATTCTCTGCCTAGTTTTGCGTTACGCATTTTTTCAATTGTTGATTCTTTTAAATTTTCACGTTTATGAGCATCGCCCATTCTTTTGATTCCATCAAGAGAAATACCAACAATTCCTTCACCTCCGGACGTCATATTGTAACCTTTTCCAAGATCAACATGAGTACACAATTCTATAATTAGTCTTTGTTCTAATTTCCCAGCAAGAATTCTAGAGGGTTGTTGACTAAACAAATTAATAACAAAGTTTTCTTTGCCATATTTTCGAATTGCTTCATGAAGTGCAAATTTACTATTATTACGCGCAGATGAGAAATGACCTTTCAATCGTTCTTCTATTAGTTTTTTCGTAAACCCAATGTATTTCTTGTCATTAATTAAACAAGTAATTACGTATACGTTTGTTGAGTGATTTGACACAAAACAAACTAAACAAGACGAAAGCGTCTCTTTGTAAGGAAATCCATGCGTACTCTGAGGGTCAAATCCCTCTCAGGACTCTTTTCAACGGGACGAGAAAGCTTAGCCACGGCTAGTAAATTATCAGAAGAATCGTATAGTCCCACTGAAGTCACAAACGTAAACGTTTGTTGGACGTCTTCTTGGCCTACGTCGATTACTTGAATTCTGTTTTCAGAATCGATGAACGTCGGATTCGATGAATAATTGAATTCGTCTGCGGCAGCCCGGCAGAAAATCAACGTACTGTTAATATTCGTAACGTTTTGAAACGTAATTGCTGAGGCAGACCCAGATTGAAATCTCGTTGCTGCGAGATGATCCACGATGTTATCAATTGATGCGCTAACAATAAAGTCAGGAATGAATTTTGATACATAAGCGGTTTCAGTTCCACCAGAACCCAACGTTAATCTACCAAGTGGATGCATCGCATCAATAACGCCTGACACAAATTGACTTGCGCTTGTAATCTTTGCAAGGTCAAAAACTGCAATTCCACGATCATAAAACATCAAACCAACAGTTCTACTGGTATTTGAGGCGTCGACAATATTACCAACCTGCCCACCAAACGAAACAAGCTTGTTTGTTCCTGCGCCGATGTCAGTATAAATTGAAGAGCCTGAAATTGATGTAACGTGTAAATTAGGTGGTACTGTATAATGTTCGGCCTGTACGTAAGCAGCTGTTTGAAAAAATTTCATTGCAAAAGTTTCACGTTTAATTTGATCTCTTGCAAACAATCGTTTGAACGCAATAAACATAGCAGAGTCAATTTGATCACTGACGTTTGAAGAATCAAATTCAGCAGTAAAAGGAAGCGATGAATCTCCAAGAAGCGTAGATGCGAACTGTCTATAAACGTCCATTTTTTCACGCATCATTAATGATGAAGATGGAAACAATTCTTTTCCTGCGGCGTCAGTACCCGTCTGCGAGGACGCAACTGTATCTCCGTCAGGAAATAAACCAATCGTCATATCAAAAATTGGATTTGCTGTTTGAAGCGTAAAATCTTGATCATAAATTGTTTGAAACAATGATGATGTTACGCCGGGACCGACTCCGCCCGTGACAAATGATTGAAATTTTCTTCTAGAAACTGATGCACTAACATCTTCTTGAAGAACGTCGATTAATTGATTGAGATATGACCTCGCAGTTTTTACATCGCTCGGTAAAATTTCTTTGTATGTGGCGATTTTTCTACCCTACCTTTTTCTCTTCATTTAAATTATATTTCCAACTAAACCCATGTTTAGGTTGTCCATTATATAAACTACGTTGAATTGCCGTCATGTTAATTTTTGTCGTGATGCAGGCTTCTTTCAATGAATGATAACTAGCAACTAACTCACCATTTAAGTCATATTGTAACACTGATTTTGAACGACTTTTTGAAATTTTATCTTTTACATCCTGTGTATGTGTCTTACCAGTACTTGTCAAACGTAACTTTTCTTTGGTTTCATCAGAAAATTTATATCCAGGTATTCCGCCGTCACCACCCAACGTTAGATTATAACCACCCATTGAAACGTGTGTCTTTAATTCTTTAATCCAAAACGTTTCACGTTCACACTCTTCGAGCATAGAAATTTCAAATGATTTATCACCATGTTTTTGAATTGCTTTAACAATTAACATGTTAGTTTCATTGCGTGTGGCTGCTTTAACATGTGAAGCCAAACGTACGGCCAGAGATCTGACTGTTCTTCCAACATAACACTTGTCATTGACCTTGTTTTGAATCAAATATATGAACCCAATAGACATATCTTTTACAAGTTCTTATTAACCACAACAGCAATTGTTTTTGATGCGCCACTTTGAAGTCCAGTTACTTTAACATATGACTTAATCATTGTCTTGTTTGCTGTCGTTCCATAAACGGTAAATAGTGCATCTGTTAGGCTCTTAACTGATAACGTAAATTGTACAGAACTACCACCGAAAGAATTTTCAGTTGGTGAACGTGTCAAAATATATGAGGCTCGTTGTTGCCCATCGATATTTTCTGGTGTCTGTCTTAGAATTTGCATAAAGAGATTTGGAACTTCGATAATAAACGTTTGATCACGTAATTCAACATCGATTGTTGATTCGTTTAGAATCGTTTGTTCAATTGTGATTGTTGATGTTTTCTGTTGATTTCTACCTAATGTTACAGTGTTGTTTAGACTGTCGACATTTGCGTCGCCACCAAGTGACAACGAAGGAAGTCTAAGAAGATTTGGATTTGAAATACTTACCAACTTAAATTTTTGAGAATGTTGTTGATTTGTTAACGCTTCAAAAATTGGCGTATTCTTTTCAATTTTTTCTTTTCCGACGGTGCGACCGTACTTCGTGATGATATTATAATTCACTTCGTCATCACCGAGCGCAAACTTATGCAATGAAAATGAACCGTCATTACGAGCGAGAAATTGCCTTCCCACATCCGTTAACACGGCGTCTAAAATTATATTGTTCGACGTTCCATCCAGATATCCCATGCTAATTACCTTCCAAGTTAATTATAGTGTACTTCCAAACAAACCCTTTATGTGTTCGCCGATGACCACATAACACTTCTGAAATCTTATTTGAACTACTTCTAACGTTTGCATCGCCACATACATTTTTCGCCGCTTCTTGCAACGAAATAAACGTTTGTAATTCTTGACCAGTTTTAGAAAATTGTGTTACTTGTTTTCGTTTCCTAATTGATGTTGATTCACCAATTTTTTGTTTTGCTAAATCAGTATGATGCCAACCACGAGCATACACTCGATTACTTAAATCAAGCTTTTTTTGTGAAATTGATATCTTCTGTTTTGTTTCTTCAGAAAGTTTTTTCCCAAATGCCCAAGATTTTTCACCCTTGCGTGATTCTGACATTTTTTGTTTTGTTTCTTCTGAGTGTTTGTGACCCAACAAACCTTCGCCACCGTGCGTTGAATTATATCCACTTTTAAATGAATCTAATTTTAAAATCCAAAATTTTTCAGCTTTATTTAATTCGTCAATATTATTACACTCTTGTAACACTGACACATCAAATGAATCAATTCCATGTTTTCTAATAGCTGAATGAATACTCATGTTATGAAGTTTTTGTTTCGCATGATAAACGTGTTCGCCTAAACGTTGTTCAACGCGGCGGGTCGTTATGCCAACATAACATTTTTCATTAATCTTGTTTTTAATTAAGTACACAAACATATCATTTATCTAGTTTTCGCTCGTTCTTCTAAATATCACACCAGTTACACTCTAACTAATAGTAAAACATTTTCTTTAAACCTTAAATTTTATTCAGCATTCATAATGTTTTACTTTTTTTGCCAAAATCAATCTCTGAATTATTTGTTTTCTTTGTTTGCGTTAATTGATCATCAATTGTAATTTCAACGTTGGCGCTTTTTTGATTGTCTGTATTTATAAATTGTAACACATACTTTCCATTTGTTTGATTCGTTGCGAATACGTTCTCTGTTCGGTTTTTATCATCAGTTAAATAATAAAATTCGGGATTAAAATAAACCTTCAATCGTTTACTATGAGGTCCTCCAACGTGCATCGTGTCAACAAACGTATCGGCTTCAAGATACAAATTGGGATAAGGTTTTGGGGCACCGGAGTGACTGATTAGTTTTTTCTGTAATTTGTTTTTAAATATATCAAACCAAATTTCATACTGTGCTGAAAAATTAGACGTCATTCCATGAGCATCTATAGATGCAATCGCGTATATAAATTGTGAAGAATTTGTTTTATCAGGTGATCGATTTTTAGAATTATTTTGTTCTTGTTCAACTAAAAATTCATCATCATAAAAAAACGTAACTGGTGATGATGTTATTTCAACTAACGAACGGTCTACTCGCTCAAGTTGTTGATGTTGAACTTCAGAATCATTGAAGTCATACATTTTAATTAATTCAAAAGGATGATCTGTTGATTTTCTACGAAAAACCTGAAACTTCTTTATGTCTCTTTGTGAATTTGTAGGAAACATCCAATGAACCATCAATCCTCCTTTTCTTCCTGTTCCCGGATATTTTTCGCCCGTTGTAAAATCATGAAGTTGTGTCGTCGGATTTTCTCTATCATAGTCCCATGTAAAATTAACGTCACTAGGAGGGGGTGGTGATATTGATTCTGACGTATTAACATAAACATTGTTTGATGGTTTTGAACTCACCAAAACTTTTATCATTGCAACATCGCCAGAATCATTATCGACGGCTGGGATTGTAAACAACATAATTGTTCGAATCGTATACGAATACATTGATCCATACTTTACTTTGAAATCAGCAGTGGTGTTAACTTTTGAATTTTCAACAATAATTGATGGATGAGCTCTAGTTTGACCACTAACGCTAATCTCTGATTTGTCAATGATATAACCAACGATTTCACCGCTTGAATTGCCATAATGATTTGAAGATTTTTGAATCCTGATATCAATAAACGGAACAAAGGTTTTAAAGTCATCGTCCGTCACATGTAAAGAGCGTTTCAATGAGTTCTGTTGCACTTTTTTTGCAAACTTATTAATACTTTGTACGTCTGATGCAAATTGTGAATGAGGATCTTTAATCATTCTATTTGTAACGTCATAAAACAATTTACTGTTGATTTGTGATTTAATTGAAACTTCTTTTAATTTTTGATAATAATCGTTAAAAATACGTTTACCTTGTTTCGTAAAATATCTTGTGCCATGTCCAAGAGACGGCGACGTCATTGATCTATATAAGAAATGAGGTTTAATACTTTTAGGTGTATTTGCAGAAAACTTATGCGCAGACTTATAAAGGCTTAAATTTTCATCATTTTTTTCGCCAAGCGTTTGCATTTCATAAGAACTGGATACGAAATAATGGATTTTGTTATCGATCTCGCCATCATGAAAATTCACGGCTATAAAGTTATTTGATGCAAATTGATCTTCTGTAACAATTTTTGCAACGTTACTTGAAATTAAAGAACCTTTCTGAGAATTTGATGAAAAATTTAATTCACTACGATTTTGTTCTGAAACTAAATTTCCAACAGTTGCAAGTCTAGGAAGCTTCCATCTAAATATGATAAATCTCGGTGCTCGAGTAGTAGCATACTGAATAAAGCTCGAATCAATTTGATCAGATTTACGTGTTAAAAATTTAGCGCTTGTTCCACCAGATTCTAATGTAGATTCATCTGGAACGAAAAAATTATACTGAAATTCACCTGTGAAATTTTCTACTTCGGGTATATCAACTGAATAAATTTCTTTTGAAGGTAAAGACATTGTCATAATTTAAATGCCATCCTCATCATACGATTCAATCGCAATAAAATATTTTTCAAATGTAGCGTCGCCTTGATTTTTATCGCGGTCTCTAAATCTATATGTTGAATTTTCATTCGTTGTTTTATTTGCCATGTTATGTTGTGAAAAATAATTATTAGATGAAGGAATAATTTCACCACGTTGAATCATCTGCTCAAGGGCGACTTTACCATGTGGTGTTTTTACGGTTTTATCATAATCTATTTCAAAAACATCGGGATCAATTGCAATATTAAAAACACGATCAAATTGTTTTGGTGACAAAATTCTTTTTGAAACTAATAACGAATCAGAGAGTGGCATTGTCATTTGTGATATATTACTAATCGTTCGAAGGCTGTGAGTTAGTGTTGAAATATTTTGACTTGGAATTTTTGAAACATTTTCAGAAAGAGTTTTTGTTGACTGTCCCTTTACGTCAATTTGTTTTGATGTGATCGTATCAGTTTTTGATGTTGTTGTTTTGTCTTGTAATGTTGTTACTTGCGTTTCGCCAGTTTTCCCATTCTTTTGTGATCTTGTTGATGTTGATGAAAATAACACACCAGTTGTTTGTACGTTGTCTAATTCGGTTTTAGATGAAGGCGTGGTTAATATGTTTGAAATATGAGCAATATGTTGTTCAGCAATTAATTTAACGAATTCAGTATCAAAAGGTTTAGAGTTTTCTACGATATCAAAATGATAATCTGCAACACTTATGCCTGTTAATAACTTTAAGTAAACTTCAAGCATATAACTTAGTACATGATTACGAATTACATTTGATTTTTCTTCGCGTGTTAGAAATGAATATGATTCATCTGAAAATGCAAGAACCTTTCCCTCTGGTAGGGATCCATTATTTGTTGTCCAGTATGTTACGTCAGTTGAAATTGATTGACTTTTTCCAAAATCCCTGGTTGGGACCGCACGGATTGCGTCGTCAATAGTCATATTTTCAGGCGTATTCAAAAATTGATTATCGTTTCTAACGATAAACCTGGACAATTCGAACATAAATTTCTTGGGTTTATATGTAATGTCACTGTTTTGTAAATCAATTTTGTATACAACTACGTTTACAAAGTCTGATTGTTTATCAGCAAAAGACGTCTTCTTAAGACGATCAATAGAAATTTTCTGTTTTAAATTCTTAGTAAAACCATTTGGAATTCCAACCGTTAAAATCTTCTTATTGATTCCAAGTTTAGATGAAAACTCCTTTGATCCAAAAACTCCGTAAACTAAATTACGTAATTTTGGCGTTACAATTGAATCATCCAAAACCTTAATTTCATCATCAGAATCGAAGTCGCCGTCGCCGTCGACATCACCATTGATACTTGATGAAGAACTTTTTGATAATTGGTCAATGAGATCTCGAACCGTTGATGACATCAACATTATTTGTTGTTCGCTTATTAAAATTTGAAGTAATTTTGGATTAGCAATTGTTTTTGAAACCTCACGAAGATAAGCAATTGACAATTCACTTGACAGATAGTTTACGTAATTTTTAAATAAATTTGCTAAATTATTTGTTGTTGTTAGTAGTGAACAAATAATTTTATACGTTATCGCTGATTCTTTTTCAATTTTCGTAGTTAGGTCACCAATTGATATTTTATGATTTGTATTTGATTGAAAAATATTAAACCTTGTAATACCTTGTGAATTTCGTGAACCAATTGTTGTAACAGAAACAATTGATTGATTTGAATACTTTGCAACAAATTGCAACAAAATATCAAAAACAATCATCATTGTTGTTGTATCTAAAAGCCCACTATACCTGGTGTGATTTTCGTTTATTGCTTCTTGATTTACAGTAAACGAAAACATGATTTTTAGCATCATTGATTCAATGAATTTAGTAATTTCAGTACCGGTTTTAAATGATGATTTTATTGAATCGGCGAGCAATTTTGAATTTATCGATCTTCCCCGTGTGGAAGAATTGGGTACAGATGAATTTGTTGATGAGACATCTTTTTTCAATTTGAAAATAATTGAATCAATTAATTTTTCAGTTAATATAGTGTTGTCTTCAACATTAAAATCATCAAAAAGAGGAATTAACTTGTGATAAGATCGAGAAATTTTTGTAAGTGTGTATAAAAATAACGCAGACTTAATAGTTGAATTTGTAGTTGCATATGAATACACAGATCCTAAATTATCGTTCGATATTTTGGGAAGTGTTTGACCGGTTTTTTCATCAACTAATTCTACAAGCATCGATTTTATAAAATCAACGGGACTTGATAAAATTGAAGAATATTGTGATCGAGAACGATCTTGTTTATTTGTTGAACGGACACCAAATAAATTCATTCCTGACACAATGTTATTTAGTGATGAATGCGTTTGTTCAAAAAACAATGACAAATCCGAAAGTTTTTTTACATCAAAGGATTTTCCATCTGTTTGTAATATTTGATCAATAAAAAAAACGCCGCCGGGAGTCAACGTACCGGTGCTACCGTCAATATACTTTGATTCAAATGTAAGAACGGCAACGTTTGAAGAGGGTTGTAATTGAGAAACATCAACAAGCGATTTTCTAGAAATAGACGAAAATTCAGTAATATTTTGTCCAAATTTACCGATTATTTCATTAAACATTTCTGTATTGTCGGAAGAATTAATATCATATGAATAATAATTGTGTAACAAATGTTTCATTTCTGGGGATGCTAGTGCTGACGAGTATCTGAATTCTTTTGAAATAAGATTTACTAGTGCAGCGACGTTGGCTTCTCTAGTTTTAAATGAGTTGTTTTGGTATAAATTTCTCCAACCTTTGCTAATTGACGTTATCCCATCTACCATTAAAGATGAATTTAACGAACTTAGCTCTTTGATAGACGGAAGCGCACGAAGGTTTTGTTTGATTCCGAATTTTTTAACTGTATGTTTAGATATGCTTATGGGATTTTTGTCTTTTTTCTGTGTTGTTTTTGTAGCATCAATTAAGTCTAGCGAATGAAACTGAAGAATTTCTTTTAATTCATATAAAGTTTGCATCCAAATTTTTGTTGATGAAAAATCATTTTTAATACTATTTGACTTGAACCCAAGATCAACTAATACGTCTAGAAACGTATGATTTGATTTCAAATATCTTTTTGGAATTTCATGTAATACATCTGTTTGTAAATTAATTTTTGCATAATTTAATTGATGACTTTTTAGCGTTTCATAAACATTAACAATGTGAACTTTATCTCGAATATCTAACTGAGATTTAAGTTTGTCATTCTGTCGAACTAAATCAAGTAAAAAATTCGTCGTTGTATGTAACGAATTGATGTTTTTTTCAAATTCTTGTTTTCGCCTAGTAAACTCTTCTCGAATGTGTCTATAGTTCTTTTTTAGGTTTCGCAACACGAAAACAACGTTCGTGCGTCTTAGATTTCTTGCTTGAAGATGAGTATCAACGTAGCGACCGGTATCTGTCATTGAAGAATAAATTCCACCGTTTTCAATTTGTTGAATAAATGAAGGACTTGAAACGTTTATTTCATTATCAAATAATGGCAAAAAATTTGTAAGCATAATTATTTCAGGACGTTCTTGTGATATTCCCGTTAAAATCTCATATGGAACAAACGTTTTTGATGAAACTTTTAATTCGTCATCATGAGGATGATTAACATTACCTGGTTCTAGGTGTATTGCATAACTTGGAAAAATCGTGTTAATGTGCCTAGAAGAGTAGGGAGAGAGAACTGTTGTGCCATCATTAAGTACAAGTGAAACAAGTTCATGAACAGTTACTCTCTCAGTCATTACGGGTTCAGAATTTCGTGTAACAGTTACAGGAAACCAAACAGTAGAATTTAAACGCACGGATGGTTTTTGTATTATCGGATCAGCATCACCGCGGGTTAAAGGATCAATTGTTGGTTGTGTTTGTAAATTTCC